CCACGACGACGCCGCGTCCGACGCCGCTGATGAAGCAGATTCAGAACATGTCGAACGTCGTCATCACGAGGGGAAGCACCTACGACAACCGTGCGAACCTGGCGGCATCGTTCTTTACTAGCATTATTACTAAGTATGAAGGTACGAGACTTGGTCGACAGGAACTCGAAGGTCACGATCTAGACGACAACCCCGGCGCATTGTGGCAGCGAGATACGATTGATAGCGCCCGCGTCCGTAAGGCGCTCGATATGGTGCGAATCGTGGTTGCGGTAGACCCTGCCGTGACTTCGGGTGAGGACAGCGACGAGACTGGCATCATCGTGGCTGGAAAAGACGAGTTCGGCCATGCGTACATCATCGAGGACTGCTCGGTGAAGGGAACTCCGGATGAATGGGGACGTGTGGTGGTCGAGGCGATGAAGCGTCATCAGGCAGACCGTATCGTGGCCGAGGTAAACCAAGGCGGCGACATGGTGAAGTACGTTCTCGAGACGATAGACAAGAACCTTCCTATTAAGATGGTGCGTGCATCACGAGGTAAGATTGCACGAGCAGAGCCTATCAGCGCGTTGTACGAGCAGCAGAAGGTGCATCACGTCGGCGCGTTTCATAAGCTCGAGGACCAGATGTGTACCTGGGAGCCAGGTATGCCGTCACCTGATAGGATGGATGCATTGGTGTGGGCGCTTACCGAACTGATGATCGTCGGAGCTGATCCGCGAATCACAGTTATCTGAGGTGATAATGAAATCTCCAGATAGAATTGTCGAACATCAGAGCCAACCTGCCGCTCGAGCAGCGGCTATAGAGGAAAGCAGCAAGTTTCCTGGGTCAACTTGGACGATGGAGACGATGGGATACTCGGTGATCAGGCCTGATTATTCGGAAACATATCATCGTGTTGCTAAGATGCACGACTATAGTGCAGATCATTAATTTAGGTGTATAGTATAACTTTGGGAGACTTCAATGGGCTTTCTAGACATCTTCCAAAAACAGAGTAAAACTACACGCGCTGTCGTGGGATTGACCATGGGACAGCCGCAGTGGAGCCCAGCCCGCTACGATAATTTTGCTCGCGAGGCGTATGCCCGCAATCCTTGGGTGTTCGCTTGCATCCAAGAAATTAGCAGAGCAATCGCAGGCGTACCTTGGGTTCTGTATCAGGGGCCGACAACTGGTCGCAGAGGCAAGGTGCGTGAAATCGACGTTCACCCCCTGCTTACATTGTTGGCTAGGCCTAATCCCGAACAGGGAGGACCGTCGTTTTTTGAAGCGGTAGCGTCTTATTGGCTTATCAGTGGAAACTGTTACATCGAGGCGGTTGGTCCGAAAGGCGCACCGCCTCGTGAACTTTATACGCTGCGTCCTGATCGGATGAAGGTAATTCCTGATTCCATGGAGCGCATCGCAGGATATGAATATACTGCTGGTGCATCTGCTATGACGTTCACCACGCAGGAAGTCTTGCATATCAAGACGTTCCATCCGCTCAGCGACTGGTACGGACTGAGCCCCATTGAGGCAGCAGCAAAGATTATCGACTTGGATAATGAGCTGTCTAACTTCGAGGTGGCACTGCTTCAGAACTCCGCACGGCCTAGTGGCGCTTTGTTTACGGAACAGCAGCTCGATGACCGTCAGTTTCAGCGCCTCAAGGATCAGATTGGCGAGATTTATTCCGGAACTCGAAATGCCGGGAAGCCTATGGTTCTAGATGGTGGGCTGGACTGGAAGCAGATGGCATTGAGCCCTGAATCCATGTCGATGACGGAGATGAGCAAATGGACTGCGGCAAAAATTGCTGCTGCCTTCGGTGTGCCGGGCGAAATCATTGGACTTGGAGCGGCAACGTATCAGAACCGTCGGGAAGCGCGTCGGGCTCTATACTCCGAGACGGTGCTACCTATGCTCGACCGGCTTCGCGACGATCTCAACAACTGGCTCGTCCCGAAGTTTGGAGAGCGTTTGCGTTTGGACTACGACAGGGACAGTATCGAGGCCCTTACAGAAGATCGTAAGAGCCTATACGAAACCGTGCGTACTGCTGACTGGCTCACGGTTAATGAGAAACGTGAAGCGACTGGATACGGCGAAATGCCTGAAGGCGATGTCATCGTGACGCCGAGCAACATGTTGCCGCTTCAATTGACCCCGCAGGGACAGGTTCAGCAAGGTGGAGACGTTCAACCGCAGGTGGGGACTGATGGAACCGTTGTACCTTAAACAAGTAGACCTCACCCCGCCGGAAGGCGTCCGTTCGGCGCTTCGTCACGGCATTAAGCTGCACGAGGAAGGCCATAGCGGAGACGGACTGGTGCCTGCTACGGTCGCTTGGGCTCGCCGAATGGCTAACGGTGAATCTGCTACCGAGGAGAAGATTCGAAAGATGCGGGCGTGGCATGCGCGTCACGCAGTGGACAAGCGTCCGGGATGGGAGAATCCTCCTACTCCGGGTTATGTGGCGTTCCTGCTCTGGGGCGGAGCAGCAGGCCGGGCGTGGTCGGAGCGTAAGGTGGCGGAACTTGATCGTTCAAAGGAGAAGGCTATGAGCGAAAAGGCTGACGCGCCTAAGTTTTCGGTGCGTCCTGCTATGAATCTTCCAATCGTATCTCGTGGTGGATGGGATGGTCCTGCTGCAAGGATCAGGATTATGGATCACTTCGGAATTGGTGGAGAAAATCCAAACACTTCTGAAGCAGTCAAAGGATTCTTGGTTGTTGATTCGGCTAATTTGAACTTGCGCGGTTCTTATCATCTTCCATTTGCTGACATCATCAATGGAAAACTTGTTGCGGTTGATTCTGGACTTAGGGCTGCTGCATCTCGACTTCCTCAGATGAACGCTCCTCAGTCCATCAAAGATGATGCTCGCGGCGTTCTTGATGCGTACTTTGCCAAGATGAAGCCAAAGAAAAGTGTGGAAGTTAAGTCTTTTGGCCTCAATGATGTTCAGGTTGATGAATCTGGACAGTTTGAGGGGTACGCCAGCGTGTTCAACAATGTTGACCGACACGGCGACGTGGTGATGCCTGGCGCGTTCCGCAAGACTATCTCGGAGAATCCGAGTGTCCCTATTCTCTGGCAGCACGACCAGACCAAGCCTATCGGCGTTACGATGGCCATCCGAGAGGATCAGAACGGTCTGCTAGTAAAGGGTGAACTCAATCTCGACACGCAGATGGGCCGCGAGGCGTATAGCCTGCTGAAGCAGGGTGCGCTGAAGGGTCTTTCGATTGGCTATCAGGTTATCAAAGATGATCTTGCTGGCCGGGTTCGGCAGCTTAAGGAAGTCAAACTGATGGAGTATAGCCTGGTTACTTTCCCGGCTAACGAACGCGCTCAGGTGACTAGTATTAAGCAGCTCGATAATGATATGATTATGGCGCTCAGCGAGAAAATCGCAGAAATTCACGGATATGCGATGGAAGCGATGAGCATGTTACAAGCACTCCAAGGTGAGGAGCCGGGTATGCAGATGCCGCAGGAAGATGGAATGATGCCTGAGTGCGACGCTTGTGGCAACATGCATCGAAAAGAAGCCATGTATTGCGACATGTGCGGTATGCCCACTCGCAAGCCGAAGGAGCCGCGTATGAAGGCAGACGACGCTATGATTGCGCTTCTCGAAGAGATGCGTGCGGCTCTTAAGGAGGGCTGAAATGGAAGCAAAGGATCTGCATATTGAAATGCAGAATATCTTCCATCAGTTCAAGGCTAAGAATGATGAAGCCTTGGCTGAGGCGAAGAAGTTCGGTTCGTCGGTCCAGGAGACTGTGAACCAGGTTGATGCTCTGAACGAGCGTATCAGCGATCTCGAAACCAAGCTCGCCCGCCCGTCTCTGGTCGGCAATGCTTCGGCTTCCGGCGCCTCGATGGAGGTCAAGGCCTTCTCGAACTGGATGTCGAAGGGCATGAGCGGCGTTCCGATGGAGCAGAAGGCTGTTCTCCAGATGGACAATCTGGAAGGCGGAGGCTACCTCGTGGTGCCCGAGCAGATGCTCAGCGAGCTTCTGAAGGCCGTTGACGATGCTACCCCCATTCGTCAGCTCGCCCGCAAGTTCCGCGTTAACGGCGCTGCTTCGCTCGGCGTTCCGACCCTCGATTCGGACCCCAGCGACTTCGCGTGGACGGCTGAACTCGGCACCATCGCCGAGGATACGTCGATGGCTTTCGGGAAGCGTTCGCTTACCCCGCATCGCCTGACCAAGCGCGTGCTGATCTCGCGTGACCTGCTTCGCCAGGCTGCGATGAACCCCGAGCAGATCGTCATGGACCGTCTTGCCTATAAGTTCGCCATCTCGGAGAACAAGGCGTTCCTGACCGGTTCCGGCGCTCAGCAGCCGCTCGGCCTGTTCACGGCCAGCGACCAGGGTATCCCGACCTCGCGTGATAGCCAGACGGCTTCCTCGACCGTGTTCACGGCTGATGAGCTGATCGACATCAAGCACAGCATGAAGGCCAACTACTGGCCCAATCTGCGCTGGCTGTTCCACCGCGACTTCCTGGTTCGCGCTCGTAAGCTCAAGGACGGCAACGGCGTGTATATCTGGAACCCCGGCTTCAACGGGATTCCCAACACGCTCGTCGATGTTCCTTATGTCCTCGATGAGAACGCGCCTAACACGTTCACCAGCGGTAACTATGTCGCCATCATCGGTGACTTCAACTACTACTGGATCGTCGATTCGATGCAGATGGAAATGCAGCGCCTTGAGGAGCTTTATGCGGCTACGTCGCAGGTGGGCTTCATCGGTCGCGCCAAGCTCGACGCGCAGCCTGTTCTGGCTGAAGCGTTCAAGCGCGTGAAGCTCGCGTAGGAGGGAATAATGCTTCTCAACGAGATTCAGATCAAGAAGGCTGTTGCATACACCTCGGCTGCTGCGTCTAACGTGAATGGCGATGTCATCGACACTGCCAGCTCGGAGACTGCACTGTTCGTGGTTCGCTTCGGCACTGCCGCTTCTAACAACACCATCAAGGTGCAGCAGGGCACGCTTGCTGACGGGTCTGACATGGCAGACCTCGAAGGCTCCAGCGTCGCCGTGGGTTCTTCCGATGAGATCGTCTGTGTCGAAATCGTGAAGCCCCGTGAGCGTTACCTGCGAGTGGTTGTGCTGCGCGGAACGTCCAGCACCATCGAGGCGGGGTTCGCCCTGCTTGGCGGTGAGCGCGTTCAGCCTGCTATCAACAACGTTTCCGGGACCATCGTCAGCGAGAAGCTTATCTCGCCGCCCGAAGGTACTGCGTAGGATTGGGATAGGGCCGGGGAAACCTGGCCCTTTCTTACGAAGGGGGAACTATGTCGTACAACGTTGTCAATTACGAACAGCAGGGTGGAGACACCTGGGTTGTCGGTGGATCTCTTGATATTAAGACTGGTGGAAAGCTTAAGGCCAATGGAACTCAGGCCTCCGCTATCGCTAATGCTGTTGGCGGCGATGAGGTGGCTAAGATCAACGCCATTCTGGCGGCACTTCGCGGCGTTGGGATTATCGCGCTCTAAGGAGGTGATCCAGTCTACGCGGGGCTAACCACCCCGCAAACTGGATCAAAAAGTATGGGAAGCAAGCTCATAACTGCACCTGTAATTGAGCCGGTTACGCTTGCAGAGGCTAAGAGCCATCTGCGGATTGACAGCACTCAATTTACGTCAGACGTAACTGTTTTGCAGACCATCGCCCCAGACATTCACGCTGTTACGGTGGGATTCACTAACCTTGGCAGCAGCGTGAATGTCTTGGGTTTCTCCGGCAGAATACTCATCCAGCTTGATGTCGGAACTATGACGGCTGGTGGAACATTGGATGTCAAAGTCCAGGAGAGCAACAACGGCTCTACCTGGACTGATGTCTATACTTTCAGTCAGGTAACTACATCAAACGATGCTCAGATTCTTGAATACAACTACACCGGCGCGGCGCAATTCGTTCGCGCTGTTGCATCTATTGGCGTGGCGAGCGCACCTTTCAGCGTAAACGTACTGAAGGATGCCGCATCTAGTCCTGATGATGCCTATGTGTCGTCACTGATTACCGTTGCTAGGCAGCTCGTAGAAAATGAAATTCGCAAGAGCCTGCTTACTCAGACGTGGGATTTGTGGCTCGACGCTAAATCACTCAATATGGATATTGACCCTCTCACCGAGGGGCGAATCCTGTATAACCCGAATAATCTAGAGATTGCGCTTCTCAGGTTCTACGCTCCTTACGTCGAGCTTCCATATGGCCCTGTTCAGAGCATTAGTGCTATCTACTATTACGAAGATGACAATGTTCAAAGAACTTTTCCTGTCACTAGCTATTACCTCGACAATAGCGGCATTGTGGCTCGCGTATGTCTTGCTGTCGGTGCTACATGGCCTGCCGGAGTTAGACCGTTCGCCTCGCTACAGGTACGTTATGTGGCAGGCGAGGCCACGGCGTCGAGCGTACCGGGGCCGCTCAAGCAAGCAATCTTGATGGTCGTGTCACACTTGTACGAGAATCGTGGCAAGGAAAATATTGCTATGCCTGATATGGCTAAGCGCTTGCTCGATACCTACAAGGCGGTGCGTCTGTGATTGTATTTAATGATGATGAATCAGATGATTTTGAAGAAATAGATGATATTTTCTATTCATTCAAGATCAAAAAATTCGGTAACTTTAAGAATGTCCTCAGAAAATGGCAGAGATACATGGAGGATGAACAAAGAAAAAGAATCAGGGCTCTTGCCATGGGTGGAGAGTACGATGAAGTTAAATGGCCTTACTTCAAGCAATCTACTATTGATCATGGTTTCAGGCGAGTAAAAGGAAAAATTAAATACGGTGACGCTATCATGCGAGATAGTAATGATATATATAATTCATTCAGAGGTGGTTCTTTCACACTGAAGAATAATTCGATTGAATATATTATATCAAATCCTGAGTATGCTAAGTATCATCATTTTGGTGCGCCAAAAATTAAATTGCCTCAAAGAAAACTTCTTCACATCTCCGCTAGGAATATTGATTACTTGACAAAATTGGTAAATGCTCAAGTTACGTCAGGCAGTTTTGACAGAAAGAGAAAATCTGATGTCTAGCCCTGATTCTCTTAACTGGATCAACCAGGCAGTCACTGAGGTTGCAAAGGTTCTGCGTGCCTCATCTGACTTCATGCATCCAACCGCTTTAAACGGCGCTACAGGCGTCGTATTGCGCGTTGATGAGCATGAGATAGAGCAAAGCACCATGGGACGAACAGGGTCTATTATAGCGGCCTGTAGATATGAATCACACACTAGAGCAGCAGATGATGATGCCGCAGGTCAACAGGATTATTTGATTGATGTAACTGTAAGAATTATGGGAAATTTGCCACTAAACCACCGACCAGCAGACAGAGTTGGAATGATTAGGGCAATTCAACGTGCTGCTAGTGTGATGAGTCACGTTGTTTACAACGAAACGAAACTACCTAACGGTAGATTCGGTGGATATAGTGATCTTGCGTTCCCGATTGATGGCAGCATAATGGATATGCAAGACGATAAGGGATATTATATAGTGTTAGATACAGGCGTTAGGCTTCATGTCACCCTGTACGATTAGGAGGATCGATGTCGGATGAGATTCAGCCGGTCGTTCCGGCAGAAAGCGATAATGCCGTTGAACAAGCAGCCGTGGCTGAAGTGTCGGCACCGTCTCTTGAGGCAGACGTTAAGGAAGAAATACTGGCGGAAGTGCAGTCGGAACTGGAGAAATTTCCAGACGACGTATTCCTCAGCCCAGATGAAGTAGATGCGCTTATCGAGCGCGTACTCAATGAAAAGCCTGAAGATGAATTTGTGAAGGTCACCCTCAAGGAAGGCCATCCGGATTGCATCATTCCTGGCGCCGAGGGTTTTGTTAATGGCGTCGTATTTGAAATGACGCGAGCTAGGTACGAACAGTTGTCCGGTGCATCCTTCATCGAGGTTGTTGATGAGCGGGCCGATGAGGCCTATGAGAGCCATAAGGAGGGCCTCTAATGTCTGTCGGTACGTTTAATAGGCTGATTATCAGCAAGGCTGAGACTACAAGCGGAACGCCTGTTACGCTTGGCGCATCTGGTCTGTTTTCTTACCCGTTCCGTGGCGATCGTCCTACCGTTACCATCGAAAAGACGATGGACATGGATGGAAGTCTGATGGGTATCGTTAACGATGGAACTGATAGCATCGTCACCAAGGTGATGATGAATATGAGTTTCGAGACTGACGCTCGTCTTGATTCCATCGTGGTTCTTGGCAAGCATTGTCTTGGATCGCTTGCTGCTAGCACTGGAACTTCTCCTAACTTTGTGAATTCCATCAGCGTTGCACAGACTTCGCTTCAGTCATTTACGCTGTTCTTTCAGGACTTTCTCAACGCTACTGATAAAATCTGGCAGTTCCCTCTGTGCAAGATTCAGAAGCTTTCTATCCGTGGCGATGCCGGAGGTAAGATTGTTCTGTCTTGTGATGTGATCTGCGGAAAGCCTGTTGACGGAACCGGTGCTCAGGTTGAAACTTCGCTTACCGCAGCTAACCGTGATTCTTGGGCTCCAGTTACGATGACGCCGATTCTCTCGATGCAGAACGCCGCGTTGACTGTTGGTGGATCTGCTGTTACCGGCAAGCTCAAGTCGTTTGAGATTAACTTCGAGAACGATATTGATGTCAGTGACATCGCTGCCACCACGACGCTTGTGACTGACATCTATCGCACTGCGTTCAAGGTGAGCGGGAGCTTCACTCTCAAGACTGATGATATTGCTACCAGCCTCACGCTGATGAACACGCTTGTAACCAAGAACGGTTCGAGCGGCGTCACCACTGGTCGTCAGCCCAGCACGGCACTTGCGTTCACGCTTGGCGGGGCTCACGCAACTGGAACCGGCCACGGAGCTGTGATTACTATTCCCAAGGCTGTGCTTGAAGGGGGTAATCCTACCGGTCAGCGAGCCAAGATGGAGCATCAGTTCACGTTTAGTGGACTGTATGATACGGCTACTAGCAAGTCCGCTGATATTGTTGTTACCAACGAATCGACGACTGCTAGCCGTTACGCCAATCTGTAAAAATACGGGGAAGGCTAGCCAGGCCAGGCGAACGAGGATTGCTCCACCTCTGCCTTCCCCGCAATCGGAGCCTAGTAGGAGGCTAGATAAATGGCATTTGTTCTTTCCAGTAAGCGTCGATTTTTCTCGCGTCGTTTTGACGATGGCGTGATGCTTGAGTTCCGTTACTTCGAGGGTTCCGAGCGTGACAAGCTCCAGAAAGAGCTTGCCAAAATTCGTGGAACCAAGAAGTTCACCGATAAGTTCAACGTCCTGATGTCCCAGGTTGCTCAGGCTCTTCTCGTGCGATGGGAAGGCATCCTCGACGAAGAAGGTAAGGTTGTCGAGCCTACCGATGAGAACAAGAAAGCGTTCTTCACGGATGCTGAGGCAAATAAATACTGGGAACGCCCGCTCATGGCTTACCTGTATCCTACCGAGGAATCGGCTGAATCGGATTCTGCGCTTCCCGAGGAGGCAGCAGAAGATCCCGATTTTTTGTCCGGCAAGTAAGGCTTTACAAGGACCGTGAGAAAGTCCTGAAATCGGAACCCGGCGGGCTCTCGTGTAGCAATTGCCCGTTCAAGCGCGACCTTGAGATCGCCGGAGTTCCTTGGACAGCAGAAGATGAACACGTCTACTGCCACGGAAGAAAGAAGCCTGAAGAAAAGAGATACGATGATGGTTGCGCCTACATCTGGAATGTTTGGGGTGGAATAAGTTATTATGGAGAAATCATGTTCTTGATTAGCAAGGGCATGAAGGCTCCAGAACATTGGACGATTGATGACTGGCGAATAGCCACCACGGTTTCCAATGAGTTTGAGAGATTAGCTTACGAGGAGAAATCCAGTGGCGGATCGCAATAACATCACAATCAAGCTCAAGTTGGACGGCTCTGAACAAGCCGTAAAATCTGTTGATGATGTTCGCGACGCTATCAAAGGCATTACTCAGGCTCAAGAGAGCCTGATCAAACAAAAGCAAAAGGAACTAGAGTACGACGCCGCCATGAAGCGTTCTATGGACGCAAGGGCGTTGATGATTAAAGAGGAAATCATCAAGAGGGACGCGGCTCACAAAATTGCTATGCAAAGCGTTGCGCTTGAGACGAGATCAAATCAAGCCAAGCATATTGCGGAGATGAATGGTATAAAAGCTGCTAGCGCAGCTCATAAACTTGCGGATCAGCAAAGGACAAGCGATCTCAAGATTCAAACTCAAGAAATAAAAAATCAGATTGCCATCGAGAAGCAGCAGGCATCTTTGGCTTCTGCCGTCAACAGGCAGAAACTATCTGAGATCAGGCTTCAGAACGCGATGCAGAAACAGGCTTCCGCATCTTCTGGCGGAGGCGGCGGCCGTGGAGGCATGGCAGAAAGAAACGCTGGTGGTTTCTTTCGTCCAGTAGCTGAACTAACAAAATCGTTTGGAGCTAGTGAGGATTTCGTAGGAAGATTCTCTAAGACATTGGAATTGTTCAGCAGGCTTGGACTTGCTGGAATGGTGCTTAGTAAGGCTCTCAAAGAGATAGGCGAACTAGGAGGAAAAATAGTAGAAACTGCAAAACACGCAGAAGATTTCACAATTAAAATGAAATCGCTAGAGATGGTAGTTAGACAGTCATCTCTGAGCATTGGTCAAGTAATGTCATCATTCGATAAATTGAACGATGGCCTTCAGACTGAGGATACTCTGATTCAAACTGTCAGAACATTCTCAACTCTTGGAATTAGCGTAGAGCAATCAACAGAGCTTATATCTGCACTTCGCAATGGTATTCTTGCGATGGGCGGTGACGTAAACGAGCAGCTTCCTTTGATGGCCCTTGCGTTTAAACGTCAGGAATCAGCGTTGCTTGATAATGCTGGAATCACTGCCAACCTTGACGTGATGTATAAGGAATACGCAAAGAGCATTGGCACCACGGTAGACAAACTAACTACTCAAGACAAGGTACAGGCAAGCGTAACTGGTTCCATGAAGGAACTTAGTAAATACGCAGGCATTTCAGATTTGCGGATGAACTCACTTGGTGGTGATATTGATCGACTTGTAAAATCACTTGAAAAACAAGGTCGAGTAATTGGTAATGCGCTCAATCCTCTAGCGAGGGGATTTATTGCAGTTGTTAGTGTAATATCAAAAATGAGTGAAGCAATATTGGATGCATCATCCAATTTTCTTCAGCTTACTTTTAATGCAAAAAATTACCTAAGCACAATAGAAGGTGCAAAGGCAAACATGACACTTGGATATGGAGGAAGGAATCTTTCCTCTGTTCTCCTTGGTGGTGAAGCCGTATCTAGAACATCTAGGAGACTTGAATTATTCAAAGGGCCTTTGGCAGTTAGCGATGCCGATCTCAAGGAAAGAATTAAATCAGCAGAAGAGGCTGCAAAGGAATCCTTCGATAGGGCAATTACTCCTTTTGCAACTTCAATTGGTGCTACTGTTGATAATGTTGAAGAAAGAATCAAGGAAATTCTTGTATCAGAACCAACTAGAGGTAATAAATTAGTAGAGCAATATAGAGCAATATTGAAGCAGCAATATATTGATCCAATTAAATCTATTTTTGATACGTACCTTCCATCAGGTACTCCTCCATCCTTTACTCCATCAACTATTTTTTCTGGCGCATCTGGACGAGCTGGCTTGGCTGCATTGTCTCTAGCAAGACAAAATGCAACTCCTAGAGAAGCAGGTATTACAAAGCAAAGATTAACTACAGAGCAAGAATCTCAGCTTAATGCAGACTTGGCTCAGCGCACACTTGTTGTAACGCAGAAAATTACAGAATTGCAGCGCGGAGCAGGTGAAGAAAGCAAGAGAAGAACAAAAGAATCGCGCGATGATCTTGAGAAAAGACTTAGAGACGAATTTGCTCTAGCTAGAGAATCAATGCAGTCTCAAAAATCAATCAATAATATTGAACTTGAAAGAGACAGGACTATACAAAAGATAAATGCACTAAAACAAAAAGGTTTTATCAATGAATTTGAACAGCAGAAGATGATACTGCAAATTCAGAATGAAGCGGCCGACCTTTCTGTCGCTGCTATCTCAAATGCAGAAAAAAAATTGAACATTGAAGCAAGAATTGCAAATGCGTTGTCC